AACTGACCTCAACTCTGAGATTATCACCTGCAGGAATGCTTCCTGATTTATTGCGACTGATTGACTGAAAGCCGCTTAAATAGCTTTCTAGATCATTATTTGACCCATCAACTAAAACATAACATTTCCAAGGCCAACTGCTTGAGCTTGTATCTTTTGCGCAGTTTACTGGCAACGTGCTTGATGTTACCGTAGTTGGCACATCAAGGAACGAATCCGATGAACTTGCAAATGGGCCTGCTCTTAAAATAGCCATTATACCGCCTTAGTTAAAAATACACGTTGTCCGGCCGTATTGTCATTATTAACAACATCCAGCGTTTCTTCGGCAAAGCCAGATGGCAGGCCGCCGCCGCCGCCGCCATCGCCGTCGCTTGTTGTTGCGCCAGATGTGACTAATTCGCTTTGATTTTTCGCAAATACAAATCTTGGCGCTTCACCTTCTGCCCCTTGTTTTACTGACATGTTAGCAATTGAATTGATTGCTTCAATCACTTCATTAAGCTTTTTGTTTTTTGCAAGCGAACCCTGCGTGACTTTATTTATTGCTGCCATTATTGCGCTTTCACTTTTACGTCTGCACGTTGTATGATATTGCCAGCATATCTTGTTATGCTGCTTTCAATTAAAAGAAGATCACCATTAGTTACTTTTGCATCATATTCTGTTGCACTTGGAACTGTGCCGGGGCTGAGTAAGGGTGCTTGTATGCGGAATGTCTCAGACAATGGAACGTCTGTTGAAACTGTTATGCCAGAAGTCACGCCTGGCAAATAGTATGTAAAATCTGTAAATGTACCAGTTGCCAACGTTGTAGTTCCTCTAGGTTGAACATTAAATTCCTCAACACTGCCGCTTACAAATGTAGTTAACGTATTAAATCTATCAACTACCACTTGTGATGTACTTGTGCCAGCTAATGCAGTTCTGGCTTGCCTGCTGACTGTTAGTGTACTAGAGCCGTCTGTAGTTGAAAGAGAGCAGAGTACAGTGTCACCAACTGTAACTGTATTTGTGCAGGTCAAAGTTACTGTTGTTGAAGTAGCAGAAAAACCAGACGCCGTCCTTTCAATTGTATCATCTTTGTCAGCTTCAACGCCCGGAAATGTATAAGCACTAGTTCCAGTTAAAATTGAACTTCTGGATGCTGGAATATCAGCAAACTGCCTATCAAATCTAACCAAGCCGCCCTCAATTTTTGTCTTGTTGTAATCGCCGACAAAATATGCAGTAGCATCTGCTGCAAATGGCAAATCAATAACGTCTGCATTTGTTGCGCTTGCCATTGTAGTATCCAATGCAATCGGCGTATAGTTTGCTTCATTGACCGCGCAGACAAGATGGTAGACTTTTGTCGTATTGTCGCCTTCTTCAATAAATGGATATTCAACCCAGCTTTCAGTGCCTGCTCTTGGCTTTGTAAAGTCGCCGCTTGTATATGGTAAACTCATTATGGATTCTTTTTGATCTCCTCGTCAATAGATGTTAAAAGTTTCGTTTGCTCTTGCAATTCAGCTACGTCATCTTTCTTCGCCATGTCTTGCTTTTCTGATGCCGTCACGCCACCTGCATCGCGACGGCCTGACATTGGATCACCTCCGCGCAAATAAAGACCTGCCGCACGTTCGCGCTCTTCAAATGTCGGCGCTGGTCCGAATCTTGATTGGCGCGTTCCGCTTCCAATTGTGCGTATTTGGCCAGTGCTTATTTTGCCGCGCACTGTGCCGCCGCCTGTTGCGCTTGGTGCGCCCGCTGCGCTTGCTGCTCCGCCGCCGCCTAATGATGGAGGTGTCATTGAGTTTAAATCGCCAACTGCCGCCAATATTTGCTTATATACTTTCAGCCTGTCTTCTAATGCTTTTTTGCGCTCTGGATCTTTTTCAAGCTTAATTTGTTTTTCTAACTCAGCTTGTGTATCTTTTGATTTTTTGATGGCCTCTTCGTCTGCCTTTGTTTTTTTATCAGCAGCTACTTCTTCGACAACTGATGCTTTTAAAATTTCATTTTTACGCTCTTCAATTAGTCTTTTATTTTCTTCTAATTTCTCAGACAATCCCTTAGTCCAAAGCGTTCCTTCAAATAATCCTTGCTTGTAAAGTTTCCCCTGCTCGGTCAATTCCTTAATTGCTTGCTTTTCTGCCTGGTATTGAGAAATGGCTTTTTCACGCTTTGCAAGTGTTTCATCTGTAACGCCAAAAATGGCCTCGCCAACTTTCGTTCCAACTAGATCAGCAGCTTGCTTTGTAAGCTTTAGCATTTCTGCCAATCCTTCGGTCAATGATAAAATTGCTGGAAGTGCAGTTACGCCAATAGTCGTTCCAGTTTCGATCAATTCTTTTTGCAGAAACTTAATTCTATTTGCTGCGCTGTCAGCCGTCGCAGCAGCATCGCCGTTAGCATCGCCCAAGTCTTTAATTAAAATTGACTGCACAATCAAAGCTTTTTGGGCAGCGCTCAATTGCTTTGTGCCTTCATTGATTCCAATGTTCAATCCTTCCTGCTTAATGCGAGCCTCGTTTATCACAATGCCCAATTGCTTCATTGGCTCAAATTCTCCGCTAATTGCGGATCTTATTTTTGTAAATGCTTCTTCAATTGGTAAATTGTGAAAACTTGCAATGTCTCCGGCAATCTTGACCATCTCGACGGAAAACATGCCAGCCGCTTTAGTATTTAATCCAAATGCTTTTGCCATTGCCGCAAACGTTGCCAATGCATCCTGCATTTCTGCTGTAGTGCTTGGGATTGTCTTGCGCAACTCTTTGACCTTCTCGTTCATGTCGGCCGCTGCTGGACCAAATACGGCTTTAAATTTAGATGCAGTTTCTGCCGCCGCCGTTCCAAGTGAAACAATGCTTTTTACTAATCCAATGCCAGCAAATGCAGCGCCCACGCGAGCAAACATGCCAATTGCGCTATCGCTAAAACGCTTGACGCCTGCTTTTGACTTTTGCAGACCCTTACGAAAGCCGCTTGAGTCTAAATCTATATCTGCCTGGATGTCTGCTTTAGCCATTTTCTTTTGCTTCTCGTTTTGCTTTCAGTGCTTCGCTCTTTAAATCGCGCAGCACTTTAGGCTCTAAAATTTTGTAATTAGGAATGGTGGAAAGTCGGCCCGCTTTTTGCAGTGCGAATATCTTAGTCATCGGCATATCCGCGACGTCATCTGGATGTTGCCCATACCTGGCTGCCAACTCATCAATTGCGCCGACAATGCCCTCAACTTCTGGCAGCTTAAAAGATGTCGTGGTCCGATTGCTTGCGGATTCCGGCATCTCATAAAATGCCGAATTTAAGTGATCGTTTATATCTTCCGCGAATTGATCCGCGTCTTGCCCGGTGCGAAAGACTTTTGCAATCTTGCGCTCAATCTTAAACTTCTGCCAGTTGCTTAACGGATAGTTTACATGATTGCGAAAGATATATTGACACACTGCAAACTCTGAAAGCTTGCCAGACAAAATGCCATTTTTGACAACTCGTAAATCAATCCATGCGCGAGCGGTCAAAGATCTTACAATGTAAGGACCGATGCGCGATGCCAAGCCGACACTGGAAAAAGCATTGAGCCTTGATTGCTCAATTTCCTGCCGCTTTGCTTGATATTGATTGTAAAAGCTCATTTGTAAAAAAGCCCCACCCGCGATGGGCAGGTGAGGCTATCAACACAACAACACACTATGAAAAGTTAATCGTCGATTTCTTCAATGGTTATAGATTCAGCAAAGCCTTCATTGATCAGCCATTGGCCGACCAGCTCGCCAACTTCAACAACGTCACCAGCAAATGCTGGCTCGCCGCGTATTGACTTATCAACTAAAAGTTTAACTTCCATTATGCTTGGTAAGTTTTAAGCACTGCACGCATGCTGATCGTGGTCATGTCGTCAACGCTGCGATTTACGCTTGTATCAACAACGACCAATGTCGAAGCAGTGCCGCTTTGATCATAGTCATAAGTAAATTCCTCACCGTCTGCTGGATTGATTGTAGTGGTTGCTTCTTTCTGCAACTCAAATTCAACGATCACTTGATCGCTACCCTTGCGGATCATGAAGTCGGACCGGTCGCCATTGCTGTCGGTGCGGCTAATGATGCGATTCTCGGTTGCTGTCGCATTGGAGATAGAGTTGACGACATAATCAATCAAAGTGATTGTTACGTCGGTAAAGCCTTGCGGCTGATTTGCTACGGAGTTATATGGAAGTGCCATGGTATTATTCTAGTTATTTTTGTTATATTAAGACGAAGGAAAGGCATTTGTCAAGATGTCGAACGCGCCGGAGTATTCCAGCACTGTCTCGTCATAGTCATCATCAGATGCTGTGCGATTAGACGCAGACGGCGTCAACGTGTTTATTTCGTAAAGTGTAAGATATGAGTCAAGCGCTCCGCGTGCGTTGCCGACACTCAGCCAACGTCGGCACATTGCGACCAATTCTTGATGCCTGGTGGCAATGTCGGTATTTTGGCTCGATTCGTTGTCGCGCTCCGTGCGGATTGTAAATTCAACCTTGAATTCATATTGGCTATATTCCGAGCTGCCGTCTGGCTTGTGTATTGCCTTGCCAGTTGCTGCGCCGACCTCGACCATCACGGCCACGAAGTCTTCTGGCAATGTCTGCGGATTGCTTGCATCCTTCAATTCAATGGCCTTGCTGGCAAAGAATTGACGCCATGCCGATTCCAAATTGCCTTCAAAGTTGAATACTTGCTCTTCTGTATTTGCTGCCATATTAAGATAATTTTACTTTTAGACCTGATTTTTTAGCGTTTGCACGCACTAGATTAATCATACGCATCTCCATTGCTTTGACTCGAAAGCGCTGCAAAAAGCCGATCTTGCTGGCAATGCTGCGCAATCCATATGCACTTGCGCGAATAATTGCCCTTGGTCCTTTGCTTGATCGCAATACACGGCCCTTGCCATCTGCGCGGCTCATGTTGCGCTTGATCCATGCCGGAACGCGCTGCTTTGGATTAATGCGCACCATCGCCTCAGCAAGTGCCGCTTTGGCTGTGCCGACTTTGGTTTTTTCTTTTTTAAAATATAGTTTTAGGATCTTTTCAGAAACCCACAAGCGTTGATCGTATTTAAGCGCCCGCGCCCGGCCGCTCGATGGCATCATGTTACGGCGATGCCAGCGCTTGATTTCAGACATTGTCAGCGCAACGCCCTTGCCTGTTTTCTTTCTGCCCTTGTAGATCGGGCCGCGCCCAAATGTAGCAACTGCCCACTGGATCACTTGCGGATCTTCTTGCACAACAAATATCTTTTGCAAGTCATTCCACATCGCAAACTCGCCCTGCTTCTTATCTTTGCTTGATCCTATGGATTGCTTTTTAAAATTAATCACGCCGTCAGCAAAAGGCGGTGCAGCCTTTGCCATGTCGCGTGCATACAATGCGCCCTGCTCTTTTATAAAGTCGTATTCGTCAACCTTATATCGTTTGGCAAGCTTGCGCATTTTTGATTGAAAAACAGCGTCATCAATCTTGATTGTGTTTTTACGTGCCAAGGCTTTGTTTTCCTAATCGCTTTACGCGAAATGTATAATGTTCGGTGCTTGAATTGAAAGACAGCACTTTATATCGTGCGCCGTCTGCAAGTCGTTTGATCTTCATGCCAGTGTATGTCTGATCCGGCAGCACGGCCGACGCAAATACGATCTCGGCAGTTGCCGTTTCAGTGTCGCCATATATCTCATTGGCAACGTCCATTTCCAGCTCTTCCATGATGCCGGATATAGTCAGCCCGCCAACGATGAAAGACTCCCCAATGATGGCAGCCGTCTTTTCGATTGATCGCTCTATAAACTTGTCAAATACACTCATATAAAATAAAAGCGCCACGACCGGAAAGATCGCGGCGCTCATTTGTTGCTAAAGTTTGTTAATTACTTAACAGACTTTTTCGCGGTCTTCTTTGCGGCTTTTTTTGTGGTAATGATTGGACCTTGTATCTTCTTCCGCTTATCGACTGACCCTTTGCGAATATAAACGATTTCCCCAGCCTCAGCGCAGTCTGTGTAAGCTGTTACGCAGACGTCAGAGTCTTCGGAGCATGCCAACACGGAAAGCTTCCCGCTGGCGTCTTTGTGAATTGTTACGGATGGTTTAAACATAAAATTAAAGGGTTAAAAAGAGCGGCCCGACTAATCGAGCCGCTCAGATTAATTGTTAGGCAGATGTAACGCGAACGCCAAAGTCTTGACCTTGTGCAACTCCGTAGAGAAGTCCAAGAGAGTACTTAAGCTCGCCAGCGTTTTTGTCGTACCAACGACGCCATTGGAGAGGAATACCAAGGCCTGGAACTTCGATGTCAACGATCTCGCCGCCATTTTCAACAAAGCCTTCGGAGTCAACACGACGGCCAGCGAAAAGGAGAGAAGAGCGGTGGAATGCGAATGCTGCAAGGTTTTCGCTGTTTGCGTCGGCTTGATCAGACTCGAAAAGGTCAAATTTGTTGACACGTGGTGCAACGCCTTCTGTTTTTTCGCTGATGATGCCGGGCATTTCTGCATCGTTAAGAGTTTTCAAAATCGAACCGTAGTAAGTTGGATTCATGAATACGCCACGACCAGTTTTTGGTGCGCCCTTAGTTGCAGTCAAAGTTGCGCCCAAGTCGATCAAATCATCGCGGTCAAAGTTGGCCGCTGTGATTGTGGTGCTTGTTGCGAAGTTTGCCGCAGTGATAAGATTCCAAACGTCGCCAAAGATCTTGTCGCCAATTGCATTAAGTGCAGGCTCAAGGAAAAGGTCGTTTAGACGGATGCTGGATTTTGAACGCTCAACATCCTTGAATCCGTAAACGAATCCATAGAAAGTATCGAGAGTAACGGTCTTGGCTGTCATCGCAGTATTTTGCGAAGCGTAGCCGTTCGACAAGTCAACTGCTGTTGGCTTGGTTGGGTAGCGTGTAGTTACGCTTGCACCCTCGCTCGACACTTCACTGGAAAAGTCAGTAACAAGTGCAGATAAAGGTTGCAGTAGTGATGTGAGAGCAGGGAGTGATTCCTGCGCGATTTCTGCCAGATTAGCTCCGGCGATTGTATTTGTAGCCATAATTTTTAGTTTTTAGGTGTTAAGGTTATTTAGGAAGTCGAGATTTATTAGCAAGATGCCATGCGTTCTTTTTGCCTGGCTCTTGGCGATTGTATTCGTTCCAGTATTCGTCAGTGCTTGCAAACATGTTTACCACGTTTTCATTGTCCGACGATACTGGTGTAACTGTATTTTGCATCATGATTTCCGCCGCTTTAGCTGCAATCAAATCAGCGCCAGCACTGCGTGCCTCGTCCAATTCAACTTCATGCTTTGCAACGATTGTGTCAATCTTCTCAGTCAATGCTGTTTCTTTAGCTTCAAACTCTGCAATCTGCACGGCATTTTTTGCAAGCTGGTCAACATTAGATGTAATTTCAGCATTAAGCTCTTTTGCTTCTGCTTCAAACGATGCGCGAATTTCTTCGACTTCGCTCTTATGCTTTGCCGCGATGCTTGCAACGATCTTGTCAACCGGCAATGTTTTGTCGATCTTTTCAAGTGCTGCATTCATATCGCCGATAGATGCCGCTGCCTCAAGGCCGCCTTCAATCTCGTCGATAAACTCAGCCTTAAGTGCTTCGTCTGCTGTCAGCCATGTTTCGGCGTCCATTAGTTGCTCAAGCTCTTCTGTGCTATATCCACTGCGGCTGTATGCGTTAATGATGTTAAGTTTCATCTTATCCATCAAGTCGGCGTCTTTGCGCAGCTTGTCGCTGTCTCCAACTGATACGGTCCAAGGGTTATGGATCATGAGGAAAGCATTTGATGCCATGTGGATTTCATCGCCAGCCATTGCAATGACAGATGCCATGCTTGCTGCGATGCCGTCAATATGTGTAACAACTTTTGCGCTGTGGCGCTTCAGTGTATTATAGATCACATTGCCCTCGACGATTGAGCCGCCTGGCGAATTAATGCGAAGATTGATTGTTTCAATTTCGCCTAGTGCATCCAGACTATCCATAAACGATTGCGCGTTTACTTCATAGCCGCCGATTTCGTCGTAAATGTAAACGTCGGCAGACGCTGTTGCGTCTTTCGTTGCTTCCATCGCGAACCAGTTATTTTGTGGTTTATCTGTCATTTTCGATATTGGTTTCTGTGGTAGTTAGAATGTCCGGATCACCAGGCTGTGCAATAGTGCCAAGCTGGATCGGATCAATGTCAAATTCTGCTGCAATTTCTTGTTTCAATTTAATGTTTGCCGCGCGTGTTCGCAATACTGTCTCATAATCGCCGCCACGTGCTTCGACAATTGCATCTTCGGTCAATAGACCTGCGCGCAAGTCGCTAAGGTCTGCGGCACGCACTCGGCCCTCGTCAACTGTAAATTGCGGTGGCTTTGTGAATGATACTTTGTACCAATCATCTGGCAGATCGTAAACGCCCTGTTTCGCACGTTTAGCAATGACGTAAAGCGCAGCGCGATGCCAGGCTGCCTTTATCATTTCGCAACGCGCTTGGATTGACTTGTTTACGTCACTGACGACGGCACGCACACCAGCGCCGCCAATTGCAGAAGAGTCAAGCATTTCACGACGCCATCCGAGAGCATAGAATGCGGATGACTCGATCATCTTGGTAAAGTTTAGCCACTGGTCGGATGGTCTTGCGCTTGTATGTGCTTGCAAGCTTCCACCGTTTTTAATGTAGCGAATTAATCCAGAATCAAAGAGCTGTGTCTGCAAGCGGCCATCGCTGCCAGAATTAGGATTAACAATCATGTTGCCGCTGTCCATTGTGCCAGTCTCGTTTGACTCAATCAATGACAGTGCGCTTGATACTTTCTGGCTGATCTTTTCAGAGTCGCGCGTTTCACTTAAGTCGTACCAATCCAGGATGCCTGCTGCAATTGTCGGCTGTCCACGTGTTTGCGAGAACCATTCAATATTTGCAACATGAATAACTCCATTTGCTGGCACGTCTTGATAGCCACGTGAACGCGATTCGTCTTTGATGCGATATGCAACCGGCTGCATTAATGAATCAACGATGACGCCGGCAAAGATGCGACGGCCCTTAAATGGTCCATCTTTTATCAAGTTATCTTGATTTAACTCTTCTTCAAAGTTTCCAAGGCGATGCGACTCAATAAACTGCAACTTAGGAAAGCCGCTTTCTTCGTCTTCTGTAAGCAAGATTAGAAAGTCGCCATCTGTGTCAATTGTCTTTGAAGCCAGCCATACATTGTTGCGGAATGAGAAACCACGGCCGCGCGTATCAAGCATACGATCAATCTTTTTGAAGTCTTCTTCAACGGCTTTCGCAAATTCTTTATCGCTTGAATGACTCTTAAGTTGCCATGAGTTGCCAAATACATAATTGGCTTTCTGATTCACTGCGCCGCTAACCGTAGAAAATGCTTGATAAATATAGCGAGAATCACCGAGCAGCATGCGGTGACGATTCTCTTTCATGATCTCGGCAATGTCGCGCGCAAGCTTGCCGCGTCCAAATCGGCGCTGATCGTCTGCGCCGCCTGGGTAAAATTCATTTGTGCCGCCACGACTCCAGAAAGATCTAAAACCGTCTTTGATCTTTTTAGGGAATAAATTTATTGAGCTAACTGCCATATTAGTATCTGCCTCCGGCACTGTGCGCAAATCGTGCCTTTGTTACGTTTGTGACCTGCTCGGTCGTGTCTAAAATGTAAGCATTGATCTCGGCCTCTGTCATTTCGCCGCCAGATGCGCCGCCAGTCAATAGTTGCTTATATACCATGCGCAGTGTTGATATAAAATCTGTCACGCTCCATTTTTCTGGCAGTTCATATTGAAACGTCTTGCCAGCCACGGTTGCTTGGACCATGCGAGCGCCGCCCTCAGACACTGTCTCAAATTGAGACACGACAAGCGCCTCCACTAGTTCAATGACTTTAGATACGTCTTTACCGGCTTTAAGCCATATAACAAATAATAGATCGCGCATTTATTAAGACTAAGAAAACATTTTTTTGCTATTTGTCAATATCCGAGCTTTCCCCGCTATTCGTGACGCCAACAAGGCCAGCCATTGACGCGCAAACAATCTGCATTGCTTCGCAGTCATATAAGTGATCATCATGCGGTGATCGGTTGATCCAGTCGTAAAACTCCGATCCATCCGTCTTGCGCTGCCTAACAATCCGCGCCCAGGCATTAATCTGCTTCTCATATACTGGCCCGGCGTCATCTTCATGTGTCCAAGCTGGCTCTGGATTGCGAATAGATCGAACAAGTGCTAAGGCATTTTTGCTTTCAAGTTTAGAAAACCAGAACTGGCCGACATATCGCTGGTTATTTGATCCAGTGCCTTCCCATGCGTCAACATATTGAATCGGAGAGTACATGCGATACAATCCATCTTTATGCCTAAATTGCTTTTTGTCATCGCCGCGCATCATCATCCAGCCATTTTCAGAGCAGATGCGCCGCACTTGTGAGGTATTATAATTGCCATCAAGAAAAACACGGCAGCCGATATTTGAATCTAAGCCGCCCTGCGGAATGTTCCAATTGTCGCAAACGTCTTTAATTTCGCCAGTTGACATTGCCTTGCCCCAATCAATGCCGCGAGTCTCAAGCTTGCCGTCAACCATGCCCCACGCTCGAATGCGCCAGTAGTAGTGATCTTGCTGCACGTCAACCGTGCAAAATAAAAACTTGGCATCTTCCCATGCGTCGCCGCGATTGTAGCCACCAGATGCTTCCGGGATCTTATCGGTAGAAACATATTTCTTTTCATCCCACGGCTCGGCAAGTCGCTTGCGTATAAAATTCTCTATGCCGGTCAATGATCCGCGCTGCCGCTCCGCGCATGCGTCTTTCCATAGCATCACAAGATCGGGCCATGGGAAATGCGAGATTGCATTGTAATTGTAAAAGTCAATTTTCGGATCGCCGTCCTTATTGGTCTGTATATATGCGCCGTCTTTGTTGCGCCTTGCTACATGCCCGGCGCTCCATGGCATCTGCCCATGACAAAGCTGGCACTCATAATATATAGACTTGGTCAATTTGTCTTTGTTGATTGTGCCGTCATCGTTGCAAATCTCGTCATGCTTGCCCCATCGCATGCCGCCGCGCGGCACCTGGCCGTCTTTTGTTTCCAATGACCAGACATATGGAATCATCTCGCCGCAGCAATCGCACTTAATATGCCAGACCTTTTGAGTAGACTTTTTCCACATGACATCTAACTCGCTGCCTTCGGTCTGCCCCGATGATGGTAAAAACATGGACCAGCTCCATGGATAAGATGCCTGGCGGTCATGCACCTGCTCGATCCATCCCTCGCCGTCTTCATATGCCCATGATTCATCCATCGATACAAACTTTAATGTTTTTGAATTTCGATTTGCTAAGATACGGGCCGACAATAAACGAATGAATCCATATGGCATGCCAGTATAAAACTTGCCGCGCCTATAACCTTGCTCCGGAATTAATCGAGTCACGGCCTCGGTGTTGTCAATTAATGGTGTAAACTTGTCATCACTAAACTCGGCGATCGCTTCTTTGGTCAAATCATAGTGCGCCGCCCGGCATGGCGCTGTGGCCGCCTTGTAAAGATGCAACAACTGCGCGGTCAATGTCTTAATGTGCTGCACCGATCCAATCAAGCCGACCGTGCCGCCGCGTATCTTGGCAGCAGCTTGCATCGGCTCGACCATCAACGGATGGTTTTCACGATCAAATGCGCCATAATCCAACGTGATGTTATTTTCGCACCATGCGACCGGATCTTGTGTTTCTAGTTCAAGCAGATTCATTTTAGCTTTACGCCTTTCAAATAATCGTCGGCGCTTGTCTGCCAGATGTCGCAAAGCCATTCTGGCAAATTCACTTCACCTGGCGTCTTGGCAACTTTTGAGAATCCAGCAAACAAGCGGCCTCCAAGAATGATCGGCTTCAGAAAATTATACACTTGCTCCGGCGTTTCCATGGCAGACACTTTCTCGCTGATCTGCTCAAGTGTGCCTTCAATGCATGCATTGCCAGCATAAGTTGACGCGCGAACAATTCGACAGACTTCGTCGCGCGACAACATCTCGCCGCGATCAAGTCCAAGCTTCTTTGCGTGCGCCTCGGCTTCACGTATCTGCTTGTCAATTTTTAGATACGCATTAAGCGCAATCTTCTCGCGCTCTTCATCAAATGCATCCTTTGCAGTTTGCAGCTCGGCAAAGTATTCGTCGCGCAACTCTTCGGCCGTCTTGGCTTCGCTCTTCTTGCGCTTCTTGCTCGGCCGCTTCGGCTGCGTCGCTTTCAAATGCTTGGCAACTAGCGCCTTTGTTTTGGCTGGCAGTCTGGTCCGAGTCTTTAGCCATTCCAAATCGGCATGGCCGCCGTCATCCGGGAAGCCTTCCGACAACCAATTTTTCATGGTCGGAATGCTGCACCCATATTTCTGTGCGCGGCCGCCTAGTGTTTTTTTGTTCGCCATGTCTGCTAGCTTATATTGATTTTTTGAATTTCAAAAATTCGATTTTTTTACACGAAGTCGCTA